TTTTCGTTATAGGCGGCTTCTTCAGCAGTCACAACTAACTTGGTGCCAGCAGTGGCTTCGGTCGGAATGAGGATGCGGTCACGGTTAGTCACCAAGCGGGTGACGGGAGCTTTGCGAACAAACGACAGCTCCTGCCGTTGCTCAACAATGCGATTATAAAAATCATCAGGAACGGCATATCCGCCCTCATTGTCGGTCTGTCCCTGCCATGCACCCTTAGCGCCCATAGTCAGGTCATTGCCCGCAAAACCACGAGGATTGTCACCTTGCGCCCAAGCCAACATCGCCTTGATGAAACTCGGCGATTCCTTCGCGTTCTTGACGGTCGGCGCGCCCTTGACTTCGCCAGGAGCGGCTTTCAGTTCTTCGATGATCGACTTCTTCAAAGCCTCAACATCGATTTTAGGCTCTTCAGCCTTTGGTTCATTAGTGACGATAGGTTCGTCCATTTTTCCCTCCATTGGAAATTGTGAAATTGAAAGTTCAGTTTTGGCTTCGATCTCGTCCTCAACCGCATCCACTGTCGCAATGACCTCTGGGATTGCCTCCGTGATAGACTCGCTTTTCGCCTCGATAACGGCAAACTCATTTGCCGGTTTTCGCCATTCATTCGTGTCAAATAATGCCAGTTCACCAACAGGCCACACGTCAATCAAGCCGCCTGCACCCTTGCGCACCAGGTGGTTCACAGCACCAGAAGATGCGCGCAAAGTTTCAACGCCCGCATCCAGCAAGCGCTTTGCCAGCGGCTCGCTCTCATCCAGCATCGGCTCGAACCAATGCCCGCGCGCGTCCTTGCCCGTGTAGATAGCACGCCCGATCAGAGCCGGTTTTTCCTGCTTCTTGCCCGGTTCTTCCGGGTCAAAGCCGTGATAGTAAGTCAGGTTGACGTAATCGCCGGATTTCAGCCAGATTTCGGTCTGCTCATGGAACGCCTCGCCGTCCGCGTCACGCCCCTTCAAGTGCCCGCCATAAGGCAAGCCCAAAACGCGCCAGCCCGGGTCCACGTACTCCGAGTCCGCCTTCATGCGCTTTTCAGCATCCACTTCCATCGGCTCAATGAGCGTGTCTGGTACTTGTATCTTGATTGCTAATTTATCCGACATTGTTTACCTCTTCCTCTAATGCGGCTGTAATGTTGGCTATCACGGTTGGACCGTATTGCGATGCTGCTTTTTCGATTGTCAGCCAACCAGACGCGGCGTGCTGCATAGTTTGTCTTTCACCCTGCACCAGCCACGCGTAACTTGCATCGTTGCCAATCACAGCCGTCCAACCCTGATTTTCCGTTTCCACAGTCCACCGTGTGCCCAACCGCTCACTTGCGCCACCGCCCCGCTTATACGGGACTGTGATGTGCCCGTGCTTCAGGTGGTAGAAGAATCCGCGCCTGACTCGGTCATTCGTGCTGATAAGCGGGTTTTTCATTGTTACCTTCGCTGGATACTTACGCATCTTCGCCGCAAGCCACAGCCCCTCTTGCCGAATAACCGCCCTAACGCGATTCATCTGCTCAAGCGTAACTAACTTCTTGACCAGCTCGTCCCCGCCTTCCAGCCGAATTGACACGCTCATTTCTTCACGTGCTCCCAGCCGATCATGCACCGGCAACGCGGGTGAGCTGGTGGTTTGACTCCATCCGTGATAGGCTGACCATTTCGCGGCTCGCACACTTCACAGACATGCTCGTCGTTGTTGGTTAGCCATATTGGAATCATGTGAACGCCACTCTCTTTTTCGAGCTGATCCATCAGCGCGCTCTCGCCTTCAACCGCCGCCCTGGTGGTCTCGGTTATGGCTATCATCTCAGCACGAACAGGTGAGTGCCAGCGTTCCAACGCCGTGCTCAAATCGTTGATTGTCCAGCCTTCTTCGAAGAACTTTGGAACAGTCGCATTCACCCCTTCATAGGTTTTATTGAATAAATCTTTCAGCACGCTCTCGCCATGCTGCCGCGCCCAATTGGAGGCGGTGGTGTTCATGACCGCCCAGTCCACGCCGATGCCGATATTTCGCATCGCCGCTTCAGCCTGTTGCAGGAACGTGTCAACCAGGATTGGCTCCACATCTTTCTGGATTGACCGCCAGCCGTTCTGCCAGTACTCGTACGGTACGCTGCTCAGGTTAGGCGGGTCGCCCAAATAGTCCAGCAACTTGCCGAGTTCAGCACGCAGGTCGCGGCTCAATACCCGTGCCAGCTTGCGTTCAATCTCGTCGCGGTTTACGACGTCCATCTTACGGATACCCTCGCCATGCGATAACGGAGTCGAAGAGGTGACGAACATCATCAACCGTCTTGACATTCTCAAGCGCGCCTGAGATTGCCCCGTGTAAAGCAGGGTCAATCCGGCTCGTCTCAAACTCCCTTATCGGCTTACCTTCCTTGACGCGCTTCTCGGCAAACTTCTGCCACTTGCGCAATTCTTCATCCTGCGGCTCCACGCCACTGTCCCGCTGCGCGTCCAGTTGGTCTTGGTGCGTGTTCAGCATAGAGGATTGTTCATCTGTCAGTTCGTAGCCAGCCATCTCCAGCGCGACCTCAATCGGCAAGCCGGCGGTGGTCAACTTGTTCAGCAGGTCGGCGCGGGCGTTCTCGTCTTCCTGGAATAAGTCCATTTCGTTGAACTTGAACTCAAGCCGCAGGCCGTCACGCGCCAGCAGTTGCTCATTCAAAGCGTCCGCAAACAAACGCGCTCTTGGCTTGATCGTGTCCTCGTAGAATGAAAGCCGGTCTTCCTGCGCCGTTGCGAAGTTAGCCGCCTCCGAGTCAAGCAGGGTCTGTTTTATGCCGAATGCAAGCGCAATATTGTCTTTCGCAATGTCGTTGAGTTCCGGGAATGACAGGTCCTTCAATGGCGGAGTCAACGTAACCGGCGTGATAGAACCAGACCGCACTCCCAGCACCCGGAAGGCGTTCTTGACCGCCGTAGCCGACCGCCTGAACCAGTTCTGAATGCGCTCGATCTCATTGCGGTCGTTGGAATCAATGCCCAATAATGTGACCGGCATTGCCCCACCCTCAAAGTACATTTCCGGGAACTTGCTGATGGCATAAAGCAACTTCGCGTCAATCGTGGAAGCAACCGCCGCCCCTACGCCCGGCAGGACGTCCTGACTCGGATCGTACTCCGCAAGGTAGAACATCTCATAAGTGCCAGCGCACAAGTCGTTCTTCCACGTTGCCCCGCTGCTATTCTGGCGGAAGTTCAGAATGCCGTCAGCGTACTTGACGCTCATGTCAAACGGGTTGCGGTAGCGGATGTCCTTGCGATAGCCGGACTTGTTCGTCACCAGTTCGCCGAATGCCGCGCCGGACAGAAGGCACGATGCCTCCCACCGCCACAGCAGCTCGCCCAACTTGGTCGGGTAAGGCCACTCGACCTCATTCTCTTCGCCCTTATAGATATTGACCGGCACGCTCGAAAGCGCGTCGCAGCGCAACTGAATCGCCCGGAATAATATCGGAACGCGCTTATACAGTGCAGCTACGGAATCAGGAACGCCGTCCGATGTTAGCATCTCAACCCAGCCAGGTACACTTGTAATCGTCTTGAAAGTATCCGCCATCGTCACTCCGTCCCTAATCCATCCAAAGTACAACTCCCCTACCGTTTACACCGTGCCAAGCGATTGCCAGGCTCATCACCGTGTCGTCATGCATCCCATCCGGTGCGGAGTAAGAAAACGACCCGCTCGGACTTCGCTTCGCCTCGAAACTCAGCAACTCCCCCACCAGTACAGGGTCGTCAATGACCTGAATCTGCCCATTTTCAAACGCCGATTGCAAGTTCTGAATAATTGACTGCTTGGTCGCGCTCGTGGTCGTAAACGGGATGATCGCCAGCCCTCTGCTTACCAGCTCGTCAATCACCGGCCTGCCGATTGAGTTGGATTCCACAACCATAGAAGTCAGGTGATAGCGCGCGTAAATTGCCGCAAGCCGGTCTATGAGCACGGGATAATCCACGCGGTTGAAGCGGTCCATGTAGACCATCTCTCGCGCCTCCACATCCATCACGCTCACCACCGTGTAATCAACAGAGGAGGCGACGTCCACGCCGGCGATGTAAGTTCGCCCTGGTACCGGCTCTT